CAAGTTGGCGGCAATGGCCTGCATCTGCACGTCAACATGCTTGGAAGGATCAGCCACTTGAGGAGCCAGTGACTTCGCACTGACACCTATAAGGCGTAGGTATCTCTGCAAGCCATTGGCATAATCCTCAACCTCTTTCTTCAAATCCTCCGCATCAAATTCTGGATCATCAGCTACGAACCTTGGATCAATCTCAAAAGAGAGTCCTGGGAAAGCTCCCTTCCAGAACATCTCCGCACTGCCACCCTTGATCTTGCGAAGGTCTAAGAGACGATTAAACACAGGCTGCATTCTTGGAATACCAAAGACCAGTGAACCTTGCAAGTTATCTGCTACATGAACCACTCGGCTCCAATGAACTCGCCTATTAAGGCGTGTGCCGATGGATGCACCAGCTGCATCAATGGTCATGTCCAAGAAGACCAAGTTATAAAACTTCGGCAGACCGTAGCGTGGGTGCATTACGTCCGTTTCGTACATATGAATGAACGAAAGGTACTCATCAAACGGTCTGAGATAGAGAAGATTTCTCTGCTTGCGACCTACACTTCTTCTTGCTCCTGCCAAAAGCTCAGGCTCGTCTATGGGTTTTTCTAAATCTTCACCGTCATCTACACCCAAAAGCAGCGGCCCATAGTGACCGATGCCAGCGAGTCTATCTATGCGGTAGAGGTACTGCATGATGTTGTAGTCATCGCACAGCTTCTTCCAGCATGCTTCAAACTCTGTTTCGTCATCCTCATCCTCTGTCTCATAAACTTCTGGATCGACAGCCCAACTCTCATCCGGGTAAACATCCACCACTCTTCTGGCTATGTCATCCCGGTCATACATATACCGATACATGATCGGCGTGATGAATTTGGGATAGCCACACTCTGTGTCTATCTGGTGGCGTGGATCAACCACGTTGTCAAAATTGAGATAGGCATACCTGGGTAAGAGGAATTCTCGCAAAACACTGGAATAATTTGGATAAGCAGCACCGGCAAAGCCGTCATCGTTGGTGATGAGCTTATGATTGCGAATGAAGCTGCCGTTGAGTCTGGAGATTTGATCAGCAGAAAACTTGCCGCTTCTTTTGCACTTCTCAACAGCAAATTCTATGGCAGCACTGGCCGCAGCCGGGCCGACGCTGTTAAGCAAAAAGGCGTCTTTTTCTTTTTGTGATCTAGTGGGATCATCCACCTGCAAGGAGAGAAGTGCTGCGAACTTATTAAGAATGGACCGCTGCAAGCCCACTACATTCTGAGTGATGCCGGAATTATTAAGCAGGGCAAGGAATCTCGACCGCTCAGACATGACTAGCTTTCCTCTTGCAGCATCTTGTCACTGACATAGGCTATCAGAAACTCCTCTCCTCCTGCTAGGTCGATCTTTTTGTTGTCATCCAAGATCAGAGTACACAGAGTAGGAACACCTTTTTTCTTGTATTGTGGATGGACCAAGAAGAGCTTGGGCACATAAACATCCCCATCAGGCATGACAATCCTGTTGGGTAGTGTCTTGGGCTTACTCATCGCAGGGCTCCGATCATGAGTTTGGGTCTGACTAGCATGGCAAAGGCACCAGAAGAACTGTCCACCTGATCGTTGTACTTGGAGACAGGGAAGAAACGCATCTCTTCGATAAAGTCTCTATTCCAGGCACCCTTGAGCAAGATGAGGTTGCCGGTATTGACATGCACGGAGAAGCTATCTGCCCTGGCCGGAATGTCGCCGGTCCCGGTAGTCTTGCTGCTGCTAGCTCTGGCTTCTTTGCTACCACGCACAGGGTCTATAGTTGCTCTGAATCCGGCTAGAGTATAGTTCCTGGCTGCTCGCTCAGCAGACTCCTTGCCACCGCTGCCGGGCTCTTGCTCTATGCCGATACGGACGTTCCTGCCGTCCTTCTCAGCAATCTCCAAGATCATCTTTTCCCTGGCACCAGAGTCTAATCTGAATCTCACCACATCCAGAATCCATAACTTGTCGTCAAAGTCAATAGCCATTTTTGTTCCAGAGGTAAAGCTACCTCTTCCTCCTTGAGTGGCAGCTTTGTCCCAGAATCGTACAGGGCCTCTCTTCCACTTATCAGGGGGTACTGCACTAATTTGAATTCGGTCAACTTTGAAAAGGGCACCCCCTCTAGGGATAGGACTTTGACCGTATTGTCCGGCATAGTAAGCTTCTCCTCTCTTAGCAGCTTCTTCCAGAGAGGCTTTATTCATGCCGGGTCTTTGAGCATCCAAAAGACCATTGACATAAAAGCTTCTCCACTCTTCGGGTTTGACTTCCCAAGAATCCTCTGCCGGTAGGCAGATGTGTTTTATTCTGCCGCCCCTGTCCAGCCAATTCCCACTTGGATCGTCTTGGTGCAAACGCTGCATGATGAGGACAGTAGGCGTGAGTTGCTTGTCTACTTTTCTGTCGCTTAGAGTCTCTGTGATCCAGATATTCGCTTCATTGATAACTGGATCAGACAAGGCTCCGATGGGGTCCAGTGGATCGTCAATGGTGATGAAGTGAGCGTGCATGCCTGTAACAGAGCCGCCCACGCCGGTTGCGAACCGCATTCCACCGGCAGAGTTGGTGAAGTAGCCTTTAGTGTTTTGATCTTCTCTAAGTTTTATGAACGGAAACAAGGCTCTATACTTATCAGAAATCACCACATCTCTGCTTTTGCGACTATGATCCAAAGCAAGTCTTTCCGAGTAAGAGCCGCTAATGAATCTGGCGCTCGGCATCCGAGTCCAAATCCAGGCTTGCCAGAGAATACTCACAATAGAAGATTTGGAAGTACCAGGGGGACAATTGATGATGCAGTCGTATTCTTTGGGCTTGTCTAAGAAGACTCTTTCAGCAATATCTTGCAACTCATCGCAAAGCTTCTTGATGTGCCAGTTACGAATAAGCTTTTCCGCTGCGATTAAAGGCCAGAAGGTCAAAAAGAACTGATAGTAAGACTCCTGGCAGACATTGGCGACGAATTTATCAGAATAGGCTCTCATGGCGGAATGGCCTCCCTTCCACGCTATTCTACCATGAGAGCCCTGTTCAGACTACTATCACTTTCCAAAGAGCATGTAGTTGTCCCATCTGGGAGGATCATAACCCACCAAAACGCATCTGCCGTAGATGGCTTTGGCCTTGGCGAACTTTCTCTTGTACTGTTCCAGCCTCATACGAGCACCTCCTCTGGCGAGAACAACTCTTCCGGGTGGAAGATGTGTCCGCCGCCGTGGTCAAACTCCACAACATAGGTCCCGTTGGAGAGTGTGTAGACCACAATGCCTTGCCCCAGACGAGTAAAGACCTTTCGGCCTTCTCGACTGCCAGCAAGAATAGAGTCTTTTCTCTCCTGCGGAGATCGCGTGTCCATGATAAACCCTCCTTCCCGACTCTCTTCTGTCCCGTTAGCTAGCATAGCTTATGAAGCTGGCAAGGACAATACTTGTTGTTCAATCACCTCTTCATAAGAAGGAGGCCGCATCTGAGCTTTGGTTCGCTGTTCTTCTCTTAGCCGTAAAGCTTCCATTAGAGATTCCTTGCCCTCTGAGGTTAGATAAGGCATGAGTTCGCTCAAATCCATGACGCCGTGCAAGACACTACCACTTATGTTTACATCCAAAGTGTCTCTTTTGCCGTAGCCTCTTTCTTTGTTTCGGGTTTTGTTGGCATAGATCACTGCTGCCGGCACCCGCATGGAAATCAAATCCATCAGAGAGTCTTCAAAAAAGTTGTCCTTGTGCCATTCTATCTCTGAAACCAATTCAGCAAAATCAGCTTCTTTAACCCAGCCGTCTAATTCTCTCTTATGAATACGTACCGCCAAACAAGCCTTGGTGACAGAAAAGTTCGTCTCTGACAAAGCGTGCAAGAAAAGCATTTGCCTAACCCGCTTGCCATTGTCAGAGAGGAGCATTTCTATCCGCTCAGTGGAGTTCTTTTCTTTTTCAAACTTTTTGATTCTTTGCCATAGAGCCTTTAGCTCTGGAGAGAGCTTGCCGAATATGTACTTAGGCAAGCTATTCTCTTTTAAGCGTTCCTCCTTGCCCATTTCCAAAGCTTCCCTAAACTCAGGCTTCCTTTCTAACCAGTAAAAGAAAGTCCTGTTCACTACGCCCATTGCACTAGCAATCTCAGCAGGGGATAAGCCGGCTCTCGCTAACTTATACACTTTCACCATAAGAATGGGCTTATAGATAGTCTGCCGGCCCCGCTTGCGTTTTGGCGGGGCTTTCTCTAAAGTAGTAGACATAGTTCCAGTTCACCCTAAAAGAAGGAGAATTTTGTGTTCCCACTCATCTTAGCATTGGCTTTAGCACAAGACAAAGAAATCATACCCGTTCGGCCTTTTGTCCCGCAAGGCAGAGAGACAGGCATGAAGGCCACTTCACCCCCTATCGGATGGGAAAAGAGAGGGGCCTATTGGTATTATTTAGACTATAGGATGCCCTTTGGTTTTATGCCAAGGGAGTTGCAGCCAAAACCATCCCATTCAGAGGAACTTGCCACCAAAATCAAATCTCCTGCGGAAAGAAGGTTGGAGTCTGTAAGAAGGTATGTCCAGAACAGGCTTAACCTCACGGTGGAGGATTTGGATTCTACACCCAGAAACGCCCTCACCAACAATAAAGAACCTGCTTTGCTATATGAGGTGACAGCGAGAAAGACGGTCATTAGCACCCAAAGCAGCCTTTGGCAGAAGAAAAGACTCTATTTTACCGTCTTCGTCCTGGTAGAAGGGGATAGAGCCACAAAGCACCAGTTCTCAGAAGACATGAAGAAACTCACTATCTGCAAGGTGGAGGGGCAAAAGTGATTCTTAACTGGAAAGACACCTCCTGTCCGGCTCAAGCCTTTTCACTCTCATCCTAATCCGGAACTGGACCCTGATAATCTCATCACCCTCTGCGAGCCTCATCATCTTCTGGTAGGTCATCTCATGCTCTGGGTATCCCATAACCCATCTGTGGTGAAAGATGCCGCTTTATGGTTAGAAAAGACTAAAAATCGGCCTTAGTGTTGTTTTCTCCTCTTCTTTTGCTATACACTTGTTCACTAAAGACTCTATATTTTGGCCTTATTTTGCACCTATTTAGAGTCTTTGGTGCCCATTTTCCT